AATTGTATCTATTCCTTTTCCTAATACTCCTGGTAATACCTCACCTAGTTGTTTTAATGGAACAAGTGATTCTTGCAATCTATCACTAACAATACCTAGACTTCCGATTCCCTTTATAAAGTTTGTGTCTGTAAATGTTTTGGATGCTTTTTCTGCAAACTTCATTGATAATTTAACTGAATCTCGGAGTTCTTTTGTAAATACATCTCCCGACTTACCGCCGGCGGTTCGTGTTTTGGATATTACATTTCCGTCGTCATCATATTCTTTATCAACGGTTCCACCTTGTCCAATAAATGCTATATCTCTTTTTATTGCGTCTAATGAGTCAGCACTTCGTTCTGCAGGTGTTCTGGTATCAGATGCTTTAAGTAAATCATCAATTTTTTTAACTTTTTCTGTTTCATTCGCTGCCACTGCTTTTGCTCGCATATCTGCAATCTCTGCTGTTGCTTTGTCTGCTGTCATGTTCATTACGTCTTCAGCACCTAGGTCAACCAATAATTTTCTTTTCTGAATCATTTTGGCTAATGTAGCTTCATCAGTACCCATTAGCTGAGCAGCTTTCTGTCGTGCAAATAAATTCTTTTCAAGAGTATCACCTTCGCTAGCAATGAATTGATTCATTAACTCTGCTTGTTTAGTAGCATTGCCAGTAACAGTTGCCATCCGATATTCATTTGTCAAACTTTTGCCTTGATTGTCTAATAAACGCCGGCCGGTGAGTTGTTGGTATTCCATTTCTGCACCAATGCTAGATTCTATGTTTAACAATGATTGTCCTGTCCCATGTAAACTTTCCATGGATGTGCCTAATAATCTGGCTTTCATTGTAGCTACTTCTAACTTGTTTCCAACACCACCATATTGCAATTGTAGATCTGCTCCCATAGCAGCTATGTCTTGTATAATTTGAGATTGTTGTTGCACTGCATCTATACCAGTAAACTCAGATAATGCCGTACTCATTTCATTTATTTTTACAAGTGCTTCTTCTGAACTTTGACCCATTCCAGCAGCATATAATTCAAAGCTCTGTGCGCCTTCTTCTGATAATCCTATATTGTTTTGTAAAAATGCTTGGGTTTTAATTAGATTACTTAATGTTTCTTTATTTACTTTATTAGACGTTATAAACCCACCTGTAATCTTTCCTAACCCGGCAGCATATTTAAATAGTTTAGCATCGCCGATTTCAACGTTAATAGCTCGCAAATTTCTAGAAAAATCAAATGCGCCGGCACTACTCAATTTAAATTCTTTTTGTAAGTCTTTTTGGCTTTCTATTAAGAATGTGAGATTTTTTATTGACTTCCCAGTTGCATCAGCAAAGTCTTTAAAATAAGCTTGAGCTCTACCAACGCCTGCAGACAATGCTGCAAATTCGCTGATGTTGGCTGAAACGAGCTCACTGACATCTTCAATGGCCGGACCAACACTTTTTAATGACTCAGCGAAGGTATCGATCTGTTTAGCAATTTTAGTTACAGTACCGCCATCATTTAAATCGCCTATAGATTTAGCAAATTCATTAAATTCATTTGCCATACCGAGTCTAGGTTGTTTCTTTAATTCATTAACAGACACATGATTTGTAGATCTCATTGGTTGACTCTTTATTATAAATATTTACAAGTTACTTTTTGAACTTTGGTCTGTTGATCTTATTTTTTTGTCGATTGACTTGATCTTGTTGATCTGCTGCAGCATCGCTCCGCATCTTGTTGATTCGTGATACCCATAGTTTACGAATTCGCAACGGCATCGTGTATATGTCTTCAAATGACCAACGACCTTCTCCAGCCCATAATAGGTCAAATAATTGATTATGAAATAATACTTGGTCTTTTGCTTTAAAACCAAAAAAGGTCGAGCTTAAATTGAAATGTGGCAGGATAAGTGGCTCCCACATCATCCACTACTTCCGTTTCATAATTAATACCGGGTGCTGACTCTACAATATATTTTCTAAGTTTTCTACTATCTATTGCTCGCAGTTCATATTTTAAATACTCTTCTATAGTATTAACGTCTGTATCTCCGTTTATTGCATGGATTGACATTTTGAGAAATGAAGAGTTAATTGATTCGTCTTCTACTTTATTAGCATCTGCAGCTGATAAATATTTAAATTTAATAACATCGTTATTACTAGGAATAATATATTCAAAACAACCGTTACTATCTGCTGCTTTATCAAATGTTCGTGATTTTAACTTTGATAGATCCAATATTGCATTTACCGGCTTATCCGTTTTAGGATCAGTGACTGATACTGGATATTCATTTCCATATCCTAATATTCTAGCAGATATAATTAACCATTCTTTGTCACCAATAACAAGCTCGGAAATATCAACTCCTGGTGTTACAATTAATGCTTCTAGCAGTTTATCAAACATAACACCTTCGCTTATATAACTACTATTAGATAGTATGTCTTCATCATATGCAGTCATGTGCCGCATTTCTATTTTTCCTGAATTTAAAACTGATGTTTCTGCATATACTTTGCCTCGCGATGGCAATGTAATTATGTTTGCAGGAAATTTGCTGTTTTGCTTTTGTTGTTCGTACTGCTTTTTTGCTAATTCGACAATCTGTTTGTTGTCTAATCGATCGGTAACTTTACTCATAATATCCTTATTATAACTTTATTATAAATATGGGTGAACACAAAAAATGGGTAAAAATTAATCTACCCATTCTGTTAATATGATTTGTATTTTTAGAAATTTAAGAATGCCCAATCGTATCGAAGATCCATTGAAATTTTAACAACGTCTTCACTTGACCAATCTAATTCACCAAAATTTGTACTAGTAATATATGTTCCTTTTAATATCCACTCTTCAACTTTTTCGCCTAATGGAGAAAGTGATGTCAATGTTACTTCTTTTTTATACATTGATGAATACCCATCTCTACCAGTTGCAGATTCATGATGCAAACGTACCCAATCCATAACAGACTGTGCTGCTGATGGTATAATTGGATCATATAGTGATATTGAGATTTTATTCCATTTAGTTTTACCTTTTACGTAACGTTGAACGTTCATATGATCTAATACAATTTCTCCATTATCTAGACTAGGTTTAGCAGATGAATGTATAAGATATGCAGGTATGCCTTCAATTTCCATGATAAATTGATGTGACTTCTTTGGTTCCCAAGAGTATGCGTTTTGCCAATAATTGTTATCAATACCATAATCAGCAAAATCTGTATTTACTCTATCTATTAATGCCATATTTATTCCTTATATTTTAATATAAATATAACGAACAGTAAAAAAGGCAGAACCGAAATCCTGCCTTTTGTGTTATTTTTTAATCCTATTCAGGAAATGATGCACCTGTAGGTTGAATATTAAAGTCTAAGACAATAAATTCTGCCGTTCTAGTTGGCTGTAAAAATATTTGACCATACATTATATTTCTATCTATTACGTCTGGTGTGTTATTTGTTTCATCCATTACTACACGGAATGCTGACAAACCTTGTTGTGCTCTTACTTGTTCTAAATAAGGATTCACAATGCTCAAGAATCTGTTTCGTGTTGCTGAAGTGTTTTGTTCGAATACTAGGTATTTAGTTGACGACGCAATAAACTTCTTAACTTCGATAAGCAAACGACGCACATTGACACGATCTAATGCACTTGGACGAGCTTGCAATGTCTTTTGCCCCCAAACACAAATTCCTTCATTAGGGAAGTTTGCTATAGGATTAACACGGTTCTCATATAATTCATCTCTATCCGATTGACTTAGATTCTTATATGTACCAATTGCCGTTGTCAATCCACCTCTAGTTAAACCGGCCGGTGCATACCATGGTGCAGTTACAACATCATTAAATGCTAATACACCTGGCATCACTACTGATGGTGGAACAAAAATTGGTTTATTTTTTCCTGGATCTACAACTCTTACCCATGGGAAATATGTTGCTGCATAATTGCTATCAATATTTGTTACTTGTTGAACTACAGTATCAATATTATCTGTTAATGCATTACTATCCATTATATAAAATGTGTCTTGTCTTTGTTCTACCAAGTTTCTAGCAGCACTAGTTACTAATGGATGAAGGCTATCAATAACACCTGGTGTTATCAACATGTTCATATCATAATAATCTGCATTACTTAACAATGCGAATGCTTTGTTATATGCCTTAGTTCCAGTTGTGGCTATACCACTACAATCAAATCCAAATGTATTTGTAGATTTAATATTCGTTCCTGACAGTTTAGGTAAATTAGGACGAGCTCCATCAAATCCACCTTGCATTGGCACCATAAACTTTCTAGTGTTAATAGAAACATTGCTGGTAAATGTATTAGCATTCAATGCTGTTGTCAATGATCCACTATATGCAGTTGCTGATGTTGGGAAATTTGCTGCTGCGTCTTGACTCACATCACCTAAATAAAAGTCTACATTGCTACCGGTAGTTGAGAAAGTGGTTGGGATTGGAGATAAATAATTCAAGTTATTCAAATTATCAAAATCAAATCCAAAATAGTTTCTGCTATTAAATGTGGTTTGAACTTGCGATGTCAATGTTTCTGCAGCAGGTAAATTAAGTGATGCACTATACATCGGAATTGGCGATGTTAATGCCACGTACCCAAATGGTATCAATGTTTCACTGTTTGTTTTTTCTGCTACACCTGGATCAACTTCTACTCTAATAAATTTAGATAAATTAGGATAATCACCATTAACAACAATATCACCAGCATCAGTAATTGTGCTGTATCGATCGCCAATTACTCTAGAAATATATCTAGGTGAGTCTGGATCTAAATTTAGATTTGTAAATGACTCAACGATATCCGGTGTTCTGTCTGTGTCTTGTGATGAATATGGAGTATTAGCAATATTGGTAGTGTTTACACGTCTTACCTCTACTGTAAATGTTCCATATCCATTTGGATCTGAAACTTCACTAGCAAGTCTAATATCACGAATACCGATTTTCACTTCAGAACTAACTGAGGTACCATGTGATAGTGTGTGAAATTTAAATAGATTCTTTGCAGTAGTTCCAATTTTTTGAGAAGTAATAAACGGCGTTGCTGCTGTTTTATAATCTTCTAAAAATGCATAGTTACTACCAGTTACTTGTTCTAATGAAATAGTGACATCAGCCATATTATTAAATAAACTAGATGCATTTTTATTTTCATATTGTACATATACTGGATAATCTACTGATTTAGGAGACTTACCATATGTTTTTGTTATATATGAATTATCAGTCGATACGATTGAAGCTGATACTGAAGCTCCGTTCCCTGCTAAGAATGCACTAAAGCCTGGTATTGATGTGTCAGTAGTAAATGATCCAGATACTTTTATTTCAAATGAACCTGACGAATTATTATTAATAACCGAGTCTTCAAAATATGCTGCATTCACAACACTACCAGCACCTAATACTGCTTGCGTTGGATGAAGTATATGTGTTACGGTTTCAACTGCATCTGCACCTGATCCTGATTTTGCAATGACGCCAATTGCCCCATTTGATATAGAGTAACCATCTTCATATAAAAGTCGTGTTACTGTTATTACATTTCCGTTTCTCAGGTAGTCATTAACTACAAATGGAACATATGAATCATCTGTATATGATCCGAATATTTGTTCAAATTCACCATATGATGTAATTTGAGTCGGTACTAGTGCAGGCCCCTTTACGGTTGACCCCACTATTGCTGCACCAATTTGTGCTACTCCTCCGGCTAAAAACGATTGATCAACTTCATTCGTAAATACACCAGGCGAAACAATTCTTTCTGCCATTATTATTCTCCTATATTTTGTTTATTATAAATATGGCGGTTTAATCCCAAACCTATGATTGTGTAAATGTACCTGTATTGATATCAATTGATCCTTCACCATATCGCTCTTTAAGATCTGTCATTAGGTCTTGTTCTTGCAAACGAATTGTTTCAAATTTAGTTAATTCTGATGCATGAAGTTTTTCTATTTCTTCTAGTCGCAAATTCAAGTTAAATTTTTCAATTTCTAAATTACCTAGAGCAGTTGTTAATTCATCATATTGTTGGCCGATTGATTTAATTTGTTCAAAATCAGTTTTGTCCAGTTTTCTAGTTGACATAGTTTATAACCTTTTATTTTTAATATATATAATTATTATGTTATATCCAATATAATCATGGCAAATCTAAAATATTTTTTAATTGTTGGATTTGTTCTAGTGTTAAGTTTGTGAAATCTAAATTACTCATATTGGTATCGGAGTTTATATTTGGATCTTCAAAAACAATTTCCCTAGATATTCTATTTTCAATAGTTGCCTGTTCTTCAGTTTGGCAATCATGTACATCTACATGCCAACTATCAGCACCATTTCCTTGTAAT